TTAATCCAATCCATTCGGATTGTAATATTCAAAAACTTCACCGCACAATTTACATTTACACTTACGAGCTATAACAATATTATGTAATGAATTTACAGAATGAGTTTCCTCAATCGTGCGTAAATGTTGTTTACATTTATGTTGTGGTAAAATTTCAGATTTAACAAACGCATCAAATGTCAATTCTAAATTGTTGTTTAATATTGTCATCATATCACCTTTTATTTAATGAATACTTAATAGGGCACACTACCCGCAAAAAACATTTTGCCCCGTAGCAACTGCACAAAACGATTTACTGAGTGAAGGCAAGTTGAAAAGTAATGCCGAGAGTGAAACGGTGGTATTATCTTTTTGACTTGCCCGTGTTAAGTAAGAATGAGAATTAAGGTTTTATGAATAGGGAAGGTTAAGACAACAAACGTATATTGTTAAAAGGGGCAAAACTTTTTCTTTTGGTTTTATTATTCAATGAAGGTTGAAGGGTTGGCGATAGCAAACCTTTTAACGCCAAAACAGATTTATAAAAAATTAGCCTGTGTAGCGACATCAAGTGCGAAGCAAGCCAAAATAATAAATATAACTGCGAGCACTTTTAGTTGTGGAACAGGTTTATTTTTTATCTTTTGTTTTAGAGCTATGAATTAAGTTTTAGGTTTATTTAATGTAAAGCGTGGTGGAAGTTCTGCACGACCGCAATAGCCAACTGAACCGGGTTCTTCAGGACGGAATAGTTTTTCAATCCTACCTTCATTTTCGATTTCTGAAAGCTGCCATTCGAAGTTATGCTTATCCATATAGCATTGTTTACAGGGACATTGTCTTTCTGCTAATTCTTTTAAGCGAAACAGTATTTCTGCATAGAGATACTGCCAATAAAATGGGCTATCTTTTTTAATTGTACGCTTAAATAGTCTTGATTGAAAGTGTTTTGCATCCATACTATACAAATGTATGGTTGTATAGTTAATAGTGCAATACCATACAAAAAATATACTGATTGACTTATTTGCTGATTGTTAATTGAAGTTAAAAATAATATAATTTATATTACAAGTGCATTGATGTTCACACTTTGCTGTTCTACTCTTACTTATCCCTTTTACTCACTTTACCGGCGGGGGACTGACCGATGTGTTAGGTGCTGGATCTTTTTTAATAATAAATAAAATTTACATAATTGTGTTTTACTACTCTTCCTTTTTATGGGCGGCGGGTTAGGCACAACGTCGTTAGGCATTTCAACAAAAAGAAGGAAAGTGAAATGATAAAGTCATTATTTGTTATTGTAGTTATTTCTTTACTTATGGTTTTAAGTTGCGGTAAGGAAAATTCACAAAATCCTAAATCAGTTTTAGACAATAGAGATGGTGTTGCTTCAGATTTATTCAATCTTGGAGCAAGAGCACAGTTATATTATCGGCAAGAAGGTGCGGGATCGTTCGTAGGTTTTAAAATATCTACCAACTTTATCGAAACTAATAATGGAAAATATTCTTTGGAAAATGTTTTAGCACAATCTATATCTATAGTTGGCGTTGGAAAACTAAAAGGGAATGATAATATAAATCCAATAAAAATTGTAATTAAAATTCTGCCTGATAGAATTGAACCAGTAAATGAAATTAATTAAAAGGAATTGTGATTTTTTTGTTAATCTTTAATACTTCTAAGTACATTAGTAAAACTTCAAATTAAAATTAAACATAGTTAAGAGTGTATGTTTGAAATAAATTTACATATAAAAAGGATTAATACAGCAGCATATTTGGTTATTGCTTGGTCTGTTTTTATGACTTTTATGTCATTGTTGATTTATGAGAAAACCCAAGGAATTGTTAATTCATCAAATTTGTTTTTGGGAATTCTTGAAATGGTGGTTTTATTTGTTTCTTCAGTAGGTGTAACGTCTAAAAGATATTCTCTCCTTTGGTTGATTTTAATTGTTTTATCAATAGACACTATCGGAATGCTTATCATTGGTATATCGGGTCCGTTGGCAATCAGTTTTAGGTTAGTGGTTATTGCCTTTGTTATAATAGGAATTCGGAGCGCAACGTTATTAAAGGATTTTTCAAATTTTTATCATAAGAAAACATCCGAACAAAGAACTGATAATGATTCAGAACCAAATTATTTCGAGTACAAACAAAAAGATGCCACTCATCAAAGAGAGAAATATCGATCTGATTTTAATACAGGTGAAGAATACTATTCATACCTTTTAAACATTAGTCTTAACGCGACAGTTCAAGAAATCAAAACTGGTTATATAAAATCGATGAAAGAAAATCATCCAGATAGATTTGAACATTTAGGAGAAGAATTCAGAAATATTGCTGAGGCCAGAACAAAACTTATTAATGAAGCAATGGAGTTTTTTAAAAATAAATATAATTTTAATTAACAGAGGTTGCAAATGGAAACAAATCAACTAGAGCCAAAACAAATTTCTCCATCAAACGAAGTCAAAAAAAGTTTTATACAAAGGAATATTGTTGGTGTAATTGTTTTTTGTTTATTTGTGTTTTATGATTTGTTACGTTCTGGGAATCCTGTTTCTCTTATAATAGATATACCTTTAGGATTATTAATTGCTGCACTAATTCAGATTCTATTTAATGTTCTTAAAAAAGTATTCTCAAAATAATAATTAAAAATGCCTAACCAGCGCCTCAACCCGACTCCCGAAGGGACAGGCTGCCATTTTTGTTCGGCGGATTTGTAATTTTTGGCGTTTGATTTTGTTTAAGGTTTTGTACTAATTTTAAATTGTAAATTGCATCTGGTCTGCAGTCCTCCCCCAAGCTGTGGACTATTTGCTACCCCGATGCGTTACCTGCATCGGGGACTTTTATTTTAAATAGGGATAGCCGTTGTTTTTTAATACATCGATTGACCAGGTGTTTGTGAAATCCCAGCCTGTGAATGTTGATTGGGTTTGAAGTTCTGTTGTTGTTTTGGCTGTTGCACCTGAACCACCTACTACACCATCGCGGTTGTAAAGTGTATTATCGTAATAGCAGTTTGTGATTGTACCTGAGCCCGTATTATAATCTACAATGAATGATGATTGATTGCTTGAGGTTGAGCCGTTATCAACTATAACTGCTGAATAACATCTTGACATTGAAACACGATAGCGACTAATACCTGACATATCGATTGTGGCTGTGGGATAAGTTTCTGATGTTTTAATTTCGCCACGAGCAAAGCAATCAGTTAAAGATGAACCTGTAAGTAGATTACCACCTGCGAAAAGACAACCTGACTGTGTATTGGTGTTTATCCTTTCAGTATTTAATACGCCAACTATTGAACAACGTGTGAATGAAAATGTACCACTGCTAACAAATCCACCCACAAAATTACCACTTGATGTGCCTACACGAATATCTGCGTTGAAATTTGATATATGGCAATCTTGAATGATACTTAAATTATTGCCGTTCTGACCGAATGAGCCAAAGAAAAATGAAGTGATTGTATTTGTAGGTCTGTAATCAATATTAACGCCTGTGATTGAAATAAATTTTAATGTGCAAGGTGCTGCGTAGTTACGAGCAATTAAAACGCCTGCATATTGTCTTGGATTAACACCTGTAAAATTAAGTGTTGTGTTTACAAGTGTTAGGTTTGTTACTGTTATACCGTTAACAATACCAAGCAGGGAAGGGTAATCGAGTAATGGATTAGGGGACAGGTTTTTTATTGTTTTGTTGTTACCGTCTAATTTAGCCTCAAATCTGAAACCCGCTGTATGTGATGTACCAAATGGTGACCAGGGACTAAATGCTGTAAGGTCAATATCATTAACAAGTTTATAATATTTATCTGAACTAAAACCCAAATAACGAATTGAATCAAAATCTGCGGCATCGTAAAGTAAGTAAGGATCTGTTGATGTGCCTGTACCGGAAATGTGGGGAGTGGCATAGTGCAGAGAGCGAAGGGCAGAGCGGATGCCATAATTAGAAAGATTGAAAGATTTAATTGTTGAAGGATTAGTAAGGGATTGGGCAAAAGTAGGTTCCCCATAGGGGCAGGCAAGTGCAAGGAATGCAAACAGAAATAAAAAAACGAATAATGGTTTCATTATCTACCTTCTAAAATAATTCTGATGTTTGCTGTGGAAATTGCTCTGAAATAGTAATCGTCAAATAAAACTGCATCTCTTTGTATTGACGTATAAGATTCATTTGCTTTGAGTGTGAATGTTTTAATTGCTTCAAAGTCTTTTGATGATGACATTTCAATATCTGCATCAGTTGTGATGGTTAATGTGTACCAATACTTAAAATAAGTTGATGGCTGACCTGCACAAATATTTTGAAGTGAATCTACTGAAGATGTTAATGTTTTTGAATTTGCGATTGATGTTGTTGCGCCGATTGTTTGACTGCTGATGCCCTGGGGAAAGATTAAAGATGAAAGTAAAAAGATAAAAGTGAGGAGAAAAACGAGAAACGGAAGACGAAAGATGAATATTGATTTCATTTGATACCTTTAAATTGATCCCCGATTGCTCGGGGACAAGATTAAACTAAAACAATACGGATTAATTGATAAGCTGCTGAAGCTGCATCCATTGCGTAACCTTCAAGAGGACCTGAATCCTGTGGAACTACTGTTCCATCATCGAATGCTTGTAAAGCATTACCAACAGCAATAGGACCACCTGACTGAATTAATGCAATGCCTTTAACAGTTACCGGTGTCATCTCATTCTGGTCTGAATCTGCGTTAACAACGCCAAGTGATTTTTGACCTTCGCTGCCGAATGAGCCTGAAAAACTTATGAATCTGTTTTTAGGAATGCCACCAATTTCATTGCATTTAGTTGATGTGATTAATATGGGTTGTTCGGTTAACATTATTTACTCCTTTTTTTAAGTTCAGGTTTAGGTTGATCCTGAATCGAGTTCAGGACTAAAGGTTTAAGTGATTTTGAACTATCTGAATTTATTGGATCAAGAAAATCTGAAAGACTTTCTGTTTCTTTATCTTCAAGATCAATTGTACTGCCTTCAGGAAATATTTTTCCGTTGTGCATTATGTCTGAGTTTTTGATTGTGTATTTCTTCATAGTATTTAGCCGTTAGATATGAGTAATTAGATTATGCGTTTGTATCGTTGATTAAATAGCCTGCATCTGATCCAACTACTTTAGGAATGAAAATATCTGTGTTACGGATAATTTCTACTTTTCCACCTTCAGTATATGAATCAACTACAGGATTGCTTTTCTTTCTGAGTGTATATGCAAAAGCCGGTTCGTAATAAGAACGTGGTGCATCTGCATTAGCTTTTGGTACATACGCAATTACTACGTTATCTGACCAGATGTCTGTGAATACACCACCATCAGTTGCATAGACCGAATCACCGATATATAGTTCATCAAAATCAAGCAGACTTTTTAAAAGGGCGGGTGTCATTACTGCTGTTTGAGTGTATTTGATACGTTCTAAAATTGCAGGATGGTTTTTAAGTGCATTGTAAGCTGATGCACCGATAACACAAACATTAGGACGTTGAGCAATTTTTGCTCTTACTGATTCTTTAGCCGCATCAAAAACTAAAAATGGATTAGAAGAAGTGTTTGTGAACTTATCACCTGCGGCAAGAGTAACTTTATTACCTGTAGGATAAGTAGTAAGATTTTGAGCAATATCAGCTGCAAGTTTTTCTAAACGTAGTGATATTCCATCAGTAACAACATTAGTTGCGTGAAGACGTAAGGGAAGAATATCTTCTTCCTGCTCCCTGTAATCGATTGGATATTCAAGATCGTGTTCAGTTAAAACAAAATCTATTTCATCCCTGTTTTCAGGATTGATTCGATTTGATTTTGCGCGGATGGCTCTTTCGGTATTGTAAATCTTGAAAGCTTCTTTAGTGAACTGCGGAATTTTTCCGCCTTCTTTGCTTACGCTTACAATTGGGAAAAGATTAGTTGCAATGTGAGAAGCGTTTTTAAATCCACGTGCAATGTTTGTAAGGACAGGATCTACGACCCTTTTCTTTTGTAGTGTGCTCATTTATAACTCCCAGTTATATTATTTAATGTTAAATGTTCAGTGTTAAATTTTCAATGATCAATGATCTTTCGACTACGCGCATTTTGCCAGACTCAATCTTTTAACTGCGTTTAAGTATGTGATGTTTTCTTTTTTGGATAATGCAAGTGCTTTGCTGTGTAGTGCTTTTGCTTCTGCATCAACCGAATAATTTGCAAACTCATCTGTTAGCATATCTGTTTCAAATTCAGGTTTCTCTGCAAAGTTTTCATAATAGATCACTTTAGGAAACGAATTGACTAAATCAGTAAGTAAAACATTTAAGTCTTTGTTAAACTTCTCCTGTGAAAAATCCGCGCTAAAGTTTTGTGTTTCTGCGAAATTAGAAACAGCAAGAATTTTATCTTTGATAGCAGGAGTAAGAGAGCCTACTCCCAGTTTATTTTCTAACAGGCTCTCAAACTCGGATTTAGTGATTTTAGATTTTAGGGAAGTGATTTCGTTGGATAACAAAGTGAACTTGGTGCTTAGTTCGTTGTTTTGGGTTTCACTAAAATTATTGTTCAATTGTTTTATCGTTTCATTGATGCTGTTTAATTGAGACTGGATTGAATCGAAACTGTTAAGTTTAAGTTCAGGTTCAAGTTCAAGAGAACTATTAACCGACTGTTCTTCAATCACATTTTCAATTTCAAATTCGATTATTGTTGAAGATGGTTGTGAGAATTGAATATCCGCTAAACCTTTGACTGAAGGAGCGGCACCACCAAGAAAACCAATATGCCTTAATTTACCTTCCGGAGTTAATGAGATACTACGTTTTTTGTATCTACCTTCTGCAATTGCAGAAAGGAAATCAGGATGAATCTTTTCATCCGGTGCATCTGCAACAAGCTTTCCATCTTCTGTGACTTCGAGAGAAGAAACCCAACCATAAGCAGGTGAGTTATCTAAAGGATGTCCTATTACAATTGGTGCTTCGTCTTCTGATGGATTATAAGATTGTGCTATGAAGTTGAGGTCATCAAGAGAATAATCTTTTGTGATTCCCTTATCTGAAGTATGCGAGCCAGTTTTGAATATTTCAAATTTCATCTTTAAAACTCCCAGTTTTGATTAACCTTAATAAATTAAGAAATAAATATATTCCCACTTATAAAATTAGGCAAATATATTGATAAAGTCAACTTTATTAGGTATATTTGTAACGTGAACTAAAATACTTTTGTATTAAGGCTTATTCGCCTTATAAAATTAAGCTGGGAGTTAAAATGAAGACTAAAAAAGAAATACCTATCGAAAAGCAGGTTGAAAAACTTGCATCCTGTGGACTAACCAATAAAGAAATAGCTGAAGCTTTAGGGTACGATGATTCTACCCTGAAAAGGAAATTTGAGAATTTTCTTACAAAAGGTAAGGCTAACCTTAAACAAAGATTAAAAAGAAAACAGATTGAAGTCGCACTTGCCGGAAATGTATCTATGCTAATCTGGTTGGGAAAGAACTATCTGGGGCAAGCGGATAAGATTGATGAGAATGGTGAGTATGAAATTGTTATCAATCGTAAAACGATTGAAGATAAAAGTAAAAAGGAAAAAGAATAAAGTAAGATGAAGAAGCAAGTATCATTAGATATTTCTTATCACGATAAGCAAAGAGAGATTTTTGATGCACCTGAACGTTTTAAGGTTATTGCTAAAGGCAGACGATTTGGTTTAACCCGAGGTTTTGCAAACTATGTTATTGAACAAATGCTTAATGATGTTTCTCCTATTCTTTGGGTTGATACTATTTATGGAAACATTGAAAGATATGTTGAGAGATATTTTGTACCTGTGCTTAAAGGATTACCAAGAAATTACTGGAAATATAGAGGCAACAGAAATGAATTAAGAGTTGGTAAATCTGTTTGTGATTTTAGAAGTGCTGACAATCCTGAAAATATTGAGGGTTTTGGTTATGCTCTGATTGTAGTTAATGAAGCTGGAATCGTTCTAAAGAATAGAAGTCTTTGGAATGAAAGTATTCTGCCTATGATTTTAGATTATAAAGCGAATGTACTTATTGGTGGAACACCAAAAGGGAAGAGTGTTAAGAGAACCAACGAAAAACATTTGTTTTATGAACTTTATGGCAGAGGCGACACACCCCTGCACCCCTCTCGAGAGGGGACAAATAAAAATGAGTGGCGAAGTTTTAATTATTCGAGTTATGATAATCCTTTGCTTGACCCGAATGATATTGATGAACTTGTTAAACAGATTAGCCCTGCTCTGAGGGACCAAGAGATTTATGGGAAGTTTATTGATAAGGAATCAAGCGGCATAATTAAAAATAATTGGTGGCGTTATTATGAAAATGAAAATGATATTTACAGACAGCAAGTATTTAAGAAAGTACAAAGCTGGGATACAGCATTTAAGAAAAATCAGGAAAATGATTATTCGGTTTGTACAACTTGGGTTTATACTAACATTGGTTTTTATCTGATTGATGTTTGGCGTGGGAGAGTTGAGTTTCCTGAATTAAAAAGAAAAGTAGTTGAGCTTGCGAAACTGCATTCAGTTAATGAAATACTGATTGAAGATAAAGCAAGCGGACAAAGCTTAATACAAGAGTTACAACGAAATACTATTCTGCCTATTAAACCAATAAAAGTAGAGAATGATAAAATAGCGAGAGTGCATAGTGTTACGCCGATTATTGAATCGGGGAAAGTTTTTTTGCCAAAAGATGCACACTGGTTAAAACAATTTTTAGATGAGATGGAAGAATTTCCAAATGGAGAATTTGATGATACTGTTGATAGTGTATCGCAGTTTTTGAATGCGATGAAAGTGACTACGCCTGCGAACTTAAGTGAGATAGTGCATTTGGAAAGAGGACGGATTAGAACGAAGTATTGGAAGTTTAACAAAGATAAAAGAATAAAGTAAAAAGATAAAAACTTAGTGAGGAATTAAATGGCAGCGATAACAAGCAGAAGTATTACAAGTGATATTGCAACAAGGGATAGGTTTGCGACTGCACCGCATTATAATAATTTCTTACCTGATCCTGATAAGATATTGATTGAGAATGAATATGATTATGAGATTTATCGTGACCTGCTGATGGATCCGCATCTTATGGCTACAATACAGCAGAGGAAAATGCAGGTAATGCAGTTGGAATACGAGATAGAGCAAAGCGCAGAGGGCAAAGGGCAGAGCGTAATTACAAAGGAATTGGAAAATGTTTTTGAGAACCTGGATTTGAATTACATTATTTCTGAAATAATGGATGCGATATTTTTTGGTTATTCTGTTATTGAATTAACCTGGATGAAAGACGGTAAAAAACTTTTACCGGATAAGATTTTAGGGAAACCACAAGAGTGGTTTATCTTTGATAAGTATAATGAACTTAGATTACGAAAATATAAACACGGATTTTATTTATACGAGGAAGGTGAAAAGCTTCCGCCTTACAAGTTTGTGTTAACACAACACAAACCAACATTTACTAATCCTTACGGTGAAAAGATTTTGAGTCGTTGTTACTGGCCTGTTACATTAAAGAAGGGTGGAATAGAATACTGGCAGTTAATGATGGAACGATATGGAATGCCTTATTTGATTGGGCGTTATCCGAATACATTTACTGCAACGCAGAAAACGGAGTTCTTAGATCAATTAAAACAAATGGTAGTTGATAACATTACAATATTTGATGAAGCGCTTGGGATTGAGTTGAAAGAATCCCCGCAATTTGATATTGGACAGCTTTATGAAAACTTAGTTAAGTATCACAATCGTGAAATAAGCAAAGCGGTTTTAACCGTGACGCTTACAACTGAGATAGAGAAAACGGGTTCATATAAAGCTGGCGAAGTTCATAAAGAGATGCTACAGTTTTTAGGAGAGAGTGACAGAAAATTAGTTGAATCTTCTTTGAATAAAATTATTGATTACTACTGCGAGTTGAATTATGGAAATATCGATCGACCAAAAATAAAACTCTTGGATAAAGAAAAGGTTATTGAGGAAAGTGTTGACAGAGATAAAGTTTTATCAGATATGGGAGTGAAGTTTAGTAAAGAGTATTTTATGAAGAGATATAAGCTTGCTGAAAATGATTTTTCGCTGAATGTTTGATGTTCAATGGTAAAAGTAAAAACGAATTATTTGAGCATAAATGTAATGGGTACTACCCATCTTATGGGAGTAGGAACTAAAATATATTCTCGTTTAACTGCATCCTTGGGTGAAATCAATTTGTGGCGATAAGCAGGAGTAAATTTTGCTAATTTAATGACACGCAATGCTTCTTCATTAAATCCAAAACCGAAACCTTTAATTACTGATGCAGAATCGAGGTTGCCAAGAGTATCAAGATAAACATCAATATATATTTTGCCTTCAAAGTCAATTTGTTCGCCTTGTTTAGGCCAATTCAAAAGCATCTGTAAGGAATCTAAACCACCTACAATAGTAGGAGCAACTGCATAAACTTCGGGATACATAAATGAATCATCTACCTGAGATAATGATAAGGTAGAGATAAATATTATTAATGCTAATGTTTTCAT